GATATTAGGCAGAAAGATTTCAGCCAGACAACATGTTTCTTTATCAGCCAGAGACTGTTCTGCACACGGGTTGTAACCCATGACTTCTGGATCAGGATATTGTGTCTCACCAAGACGACCGATCTTCCTTGAGAGTTTCAGATTGATAAGGCCGTAAGGTTCGCCCTTGCCTTCGTATCCTTCCCAGAAGTAGTCATGTAGATTATTGATATCGTTGCAGACCACAGAGTTGTTACTCATGGCGCGCCAAGAAGGAATGTTACCCATGTCCCAGCGCTTTGCCAGTAGAAATTCAACATCGTCATCATCGCCGATTGCGATTTGTGCTGATCTACGGACGTTTCCGGCCACAACGACGGCGCCGATGATATTCATGATATCCAAGCAGTCAATAGGGCGAACCTTGCGACCCACACGGCGTTCCAGAATCATACCGATCTTCTGAACACCCCATACTAAATCTTCTGGTCCGCTTGCTGTGCCGCCGAAACCCTTGATAGGTGCGCCCTTGGAGCGGATTAACTGAGTGGAATAAGTGAATGTTTGCTTGCCTGATTTGTGCGCCAGGAATGCTGCTTTGAGTGTCTTGCCAATGAGGGCAACCCAACCTTCACGGCTATCAGGAACGATGTAATCTGCGTCATTGACGTTGTTGCGAGTAGGGCATTTGAAGTCAGCATTGACCATTGGAATCTTATCCACATGCTCTTTTTGAATGTTATATCCGACACCGGATCCTAACATCAGCAGATCCATAGCCCAAGTGAACGGCTCCACTGGCTTGTCAACTACAGTAAAGGCGCAGTTTTGGAGACTGGACAGACCGAGACGTTCAACAGTAGGTGTCCCTAATTGCCAGAAAAATCTACCGGCGACGGCACCCTTTAGTTCCAAGAGGTATCGTCGTAATCGCTCGGATTCGTCTTTGGAGAAGTTACATTTTAACTGAGTTTGCGCTGCATTTACCACACGGTTTACAGTATCAGGAAATTCTTCAGTAAGGCTATTGATATCAAGTTCATTTAATCGACGGCTATATGTTCTCTTAAAAGTAAGATACCCCACAGATGACCACGGCGTCACGATTTTATTTTTCTCATTCATTTTTATTCCTTTATATTAATAGTACGGTTCTTCAATGCCTCAGATATTTTTTTCTTGGTTTCTTCTGATCGCGGCTTGCCTTTCTTGGCCGCAGAAATTTTCTGGCCAAGTTCATGTGGGCGAGGCGCTCGATTTTTCTGCCCAGTTGACATGTTGTTCCTAGCTTCGACAGTCGCCGGAGGACGAATTTTACCTGTTTTACCTATGCTGATGTTCTTCTTGTGTTCCTCAGATTTAGGTATGCCCTTGTGCGCTTCGCTGTTTTTTCTGTTATGTTCCTCAGTCATCGGGCCCCGTTTTTTACCTATCTGCGCCTCAGACATTTTTTTCTTGGTCTCTGCCGAGCATGGTTTGCCGTGATTATTAAAATAAGGGTATGCCATAGCCATGTTCATGTAATCCTCGGATTCAACTACGTTATATTGACGATGGAGTTCCAATTCTTTATTAAATGCTTCGTCCCGGGTTTCATGTAGCGTCATTATTTCTGTTGAGAACAATGATTTATGGACTCGTTGTTCCTGCTTATAAATAAGCCCATAGAGTGCTGATGCAATAGAACCGTTATACCCGGCTTTCACTTTAGAGACGGTTGATGATCCGATATAGTGTGGTGGCAGCAAAGTGCCAGTGTAGGTTGTTTTATAGGTGCAGTATTTCATTCTGTGCCATTCTTATTTTTCTTTCATTTTATTTTTTTGATTAGTGTTTCTAACTCAATATGCTGAGTTATTTTTAATTCCGGTAGACCACTACTTATCACCGAGTGTGGATGATGATTAAGTATATATTTTGCGTGATCTACCATGACTAATGTTACATCATCATTATCGTCTTTTCCGAGGACAAAGTCAATAGCGGTGATGCCCACAAGCGATAGTGTATACACCATACCAAGGCCTCTGGCAATTGGGCAGTAGGTATTATCAACTAAAAGGTCCCAAGGATCGGGCCATTGTTGAATGTCAGATGGGTGAAGATGGTGAGCGACCATTGGCGCTTGCTGCCACCAGTCATCTATTTCAACACACTTGGTCTGGGTGTCTGCTTTTTCTATTTTGGTGCGAAGATCATGCCAGGACCGAAGCCTGGCATCATAGTTCAACTGAAATACATTCATGCTCTACTTATCAGTTTCAGAGGGGGGCTTAACTATTTGGGAACGGTGCTGTCGGCGGGGTGAAGTCGGAAGCGCCGTATCGCGCCACACCACAGGTAACACGCACATCATCAATATATCCAGTTAAATAATTGCTGTCGTGACCCCAATAAACTCTGCCTATCACTCCATTCGTGTTAGTTATGTTTCTGGTAGTACTCGATGTTCCTATTCTCTCGCCGTTTAGGTACAGGTACGTCGCTGATGAGGCTCGCACTGCTGCTACATAAGTCCATGTATTTAGGGGCACGGTTGCAGCGGAAACGATGCCATTGTTATATCCTGATCCATATGCTCCACCGATGTAGAAATTGATCTTTCCAGCGAGGTCAAATCCTAACCAAATACCCTGATCCATACCCACAGTCCATGTTGAAAATATACCACCGTTGGTATATGCTGTTAGATAGGCCCATCCTTCTACCGTGAAGTCCCCGGTACCAACTGCAAATAATGGGGATAGCACTGTTAAATAATCTCCGGTGCCATCAAACTTAGCTGAGCCAGTACCGTACTTGAATACCGAAGTAGATATCTGAGCATCAGCAAATGCTGTCACTGTCTTTGGTACCGGACTATTATCAATGAATGTGGTTGAACCATTGGTACCATCAGCATGTAGCAACAATGCTACATTGGCGTAATACGGGTCACCAGTTACAATTACTGGCACTGACGCCGACATACCACTTATGTTAACTCCACTGAATATCATGAAGTATTTATCCGTCCCCAACGAATCCTGGACCAGAGTCGTTCATGGCACCAATAAACAAATGGCTTCACAACTATTTCAGTGGCGCCGATGGCTAATGAAACGACTATTTTTCCAGTTATGGAGTATGAGATTATAATGGTCGTCAGGGTTCCGCACATCCGGTAACTATATGCTTTTACCAGAGAGCGGAGGCCTGACTCACCGTTATAGGCCCAACTGCTGACGAATCGTTCTACAATTGTCATAATGATTTTTCTTCATGCTTCCTAAATACCTTCCTGTTGTACCACAATGTGGGCACACAATATCCGGGGCAGTTCTTATAGATTCAGCTGCCTTTATTCTGGACTCCGGTGTAATAATTTGTCGTGATCGGGCTATTCGTATTTTTTCTTTTGTTTCTTCTGTTATTTTCTGTAATTTTGCTTTGGTACTTTGACGTTCATGGCGGGATGGGTCATTTTCCCATGCTTTTTTTGCGCCTTGCGCTTGCGCCTTGCGATACTCGGGATTTTTGCCGCGGTTGATGGCAGCAGCTTTTAATTTAGATCGCACCTCTTCATTCATATTGAACATGACATTATTTCGGTTGTTATAAACTTCTTCTGATGTAATATCTAAATTGTTCAGCAACCGTGATTCAACTAATTGACATTCAGCCATAGTTCCTTTGTGTAAAATTTGTCGCTCCCATCGGTAGTTCGGATTTTTGTAGTCGTCCCAAAAAACAGATGATGCTGACGAGCATACATAACCATCGGTTTCATCTCCCTTATGAAATCCTATATAAATTTTACCAAGTGTTAAGTTAGTCCATTGATACACAAATGAGTCCATGATATTCTCCTACTATGGTATTTATCATCTGTGCCATCAGGCTATCATTTTAGACCCATTTCCTTACGAATCTTAGTTGCAGAAATTGAATGGGTCGCATCATCAAACACTTCTTGCTCAATCTTATAGCCAACATCGCGGCCATATGTAATATTTACAATATTTGGGACAATTTGAATTTCATATTGCCCCTGATAAAGTGGATCTAAATCGTGTCGTATATTATCTGTTACTTGTTTTATGGCAAATGGATTGCTTTCTTTCCATCCTTGACAGTCTCTAATTTGAATTATTACTTGACCTGTTTTAGCTATTGCAGCCTCAAACAATGCTCGGTGACCCGCATGCCATGGTTGGTATCTCCCGAGTAGCATGACTGTTTCTTTCTTCCAGTTGAATACAGGACGACGACGATTATCAAGGATGTGCTGACCGATGAATTCGGCCCACTTGTCTGCGTTCTTTTCAGTCACTCGGAAGTCGTATTGTTCCGGCGGCACAAATGCTTTGTTTGTGTCATCAAACCGGCCTTGTTCAATGGTGTCCATCCAGATTGTCCAGTCTGCCTTGAAGTTGTTACGCATCTCAACCAGTGGGGCCACAAAGTCGGCAATGACATAATCTCCGGTTGATTTGAGGGCAAACTCGGCCATACGAAGTGACTGCCGGATTCGGCCATCGTGGGAGAAGTCCCAGTCATTGAACCGCTTACGAATTTCATCTGCGTTGAACCAATCAATCTCAAGTTTAAAATACTCTGGTTGGGCAAATTCAAGCATCGTGGCTCTTCGGAGAGACATGTTCTCCATGGTGCCGTGATCTTCCAGATACTTTTTAAGTGCGGTCGCCAGGAATGTTTTGCCGGACCCCGGTAGTCCCATGATAAGAATTTTGCTCATCCATTACTTATCGTGTCAAAAGTGAGTTTTAATTTTTATGACCGTTGATGTATTCTTCTGCTGCTGCTCTGTCATCTGATCCAAACCAAGGATTGCCGTTTTCATCAACAACCATATACCTAAATGCAGTCAATATACACGTGGGGCAATCCTTATCAGGGAACGGTATTTCTTTTATGGTAAGATTATAAGCCATATATTGTTCTTGTTGCATTGAAGTTTTGTCTTATTTCGTCGTCTGATAACCCACGGTTGTACACCCGAGCCACTGCAACGTTTATAGACGGGTGTGACGCCCCGCCGACAAACCATGTTCCCGAGTTGTCCCAAAAAGACATACCGGTTCCCCAATTTGTATTATACATTTCTACTCCGTCTACCCATATTATGAAGTTATTGCTACGGCGCATACCAACGCAATGATGCCACTGGTTTAAACTTATGCTATATGCCGGGTGCTGATAAGTGGAGGCTCCACCATTATTAAATCCTATCATCGTATACATACTAACGCCGATTTGAAAGAACCTAAACCAATATGTACCAAATACTGTTTCGCAACAACTTGCATATGGGTTAACTGGATTGAAGATACATTCAATGGTCATCTCATTGGTATTTGCATACCAAGCAGGTGCTGCTGCGCGAGTTGATTGTGTGTTAGCATACGCCATGTATTTTGGAGTGTATGTACCAGAAGATGGGATAGTCCAGTCTAATTGATTACCGGATACATCATTCCACGCGGTTCCACTTCCTGGATAACTGCGTGGGTTGGCGGCATCAAGATCCAACACTAAACCTGAAGTGACGATAGAGGGGCCTGCTGCTATACTCATATGCCGTACCTCCCTCTGAGGGCATTGAAGTTTTGAGCGACTTGATCTGCTGTTAGCCCGGCGTTATAAACTGATATACCACCGTAATAACCATAATGAAAATACGCTCCACCACCGCCATAATTTCCGAGCGTCATTGCGGTTCCCCAAGAACCTAAGCTGCCAGTATCTGCCTGAGAGGTTACTAAGGCCCCATTAGAGTAGAAATATGTGACACCTGATGTGCGCGTAATTACTATGTTATACCATGTGTTAATTGCCTGCGCCGGACCATTATTGTAAAGTGCCCCGATGCTACCAACAGTTGGATTATAATATCTAAATCCTGTGGTAATACTATTTCCAGACGACAATGTTCCGCCGTTTGAACCAAAATCCCATATGTATCTATTTGTGACTATTTCTTGTTTTAGAAACCAAACGGATACTGCAAAGTTACCTGTACCAGGTGACACGTTATTTGAAACTAATCCATACCCAGTAGTTCCATTGAAGACCAAATACCCACTACTATATGTCAGATTGTAAAGCGTTGCATTATTTCCATTTCCGCTTATGTCATACCAGATGGAGCCAGAGCCGGGATAACTGCGCGGGTTGGCAGCATCAAGACACAGAATGAGACCTGATGTTACAATTGATGGTGAGTGAGACAGCCCCATTAAATTTCCCCGTATAAGTTGCCGTTGCCATAGGCTCTAATTGCTCGGACAAAGATATCAGAACTACTATTATTTAGTTGTAAAACAACATCAACACATCTCCAAAAATCAGATATCAATTCTGGTGTGCCGTCATAACTACATTGTTGTCTGTAAGGAACTCCACCGAAAGGTGCTCCGGCGAAATCAAAAGTTGATTCCACCATGGCATGTTTGATGCCATCTGTTGTTTGAATGTAGAGGTCGTATATCATCTTACCATTATCATGTATTGGTTGGTGCCACCGAAAGTCAGCCCGTTGGCCACATAAGAATTGCTGAGGAAGTTACCGCTGCCATCCACACTGGACCCGCCGCACCACGGACCGGCGTAATAGAATGTGGCACCACAATAGGTTGTTGCCATGTATGTTGGATAGCCACCGTATGATGCGAAGCCGCAACAATCGCGCATATAATACAGATTGCTATTGGTGCCGGTGACTGGGAAGCCAATGGCACTTTGCATACCGGCAACCCCGGTGTCACCGTATACACTGACATTTGACTTCAGTGTTACATATGTTGGTCCCTGTTGTGTGTCACTTGTGGTAAATGTGGTGTAGTCAAACCCATATCGTTTGTAGATGAATGGCCCCCAGGTGCTGTCATTGATATTTCCTCGGTTACCGAATATAAATTCTGTGAAGGTGGAGTTACCATTCCAGTATGTCCACCAACCTGCTTGATATGCCTGAGTGTAATCTCTGACTGATCCTATGCTGCCACCTACCCATCCCCAATTTGTCCCGTTGTAATTCACCACATCTGGATGACTTCTGGAAAATAGCATCCAGCCACCACCGTCTGTTGTCATGTCACACCATACAATCTGACCCGATGATGTTGGGCCTTGTGGATACACTGCGTAGTAGTTATCTCTACCAGATAGAATAGGATAGGCAGCAAGCAACTCTTTTGCTGTCTTATAATTTCTGTAATCTGGTCCGGAGAATACGCTCATATGCCATACCTCCCTCTGAGGGCATTGAAGTTTTGTGTGACCTCTAATTGGGATAATGCACGGTTGTATCCCAATACCAAATAAACATTTCCTACCCACCAATAATTTCCACCTGGGGTTGACGATGCATATGTTCCTACACAATATTCGCCTAGATCCACAGTAGTTGACGCCGTCATTCTAGGTGCAGAAAAGGATGGTGTTATAAGAGTAGTACTATCAGTGTCAGTTACTTGGAAAGTGGCACTATTGGCATCTCTTACTATCCCCAACTGGTAAATTTGGTTATTCAGAAAGGTAGTAGGAGATGATGCTTCGGTATAGGTCCCGTCTGCGCCTGACATAAAATTAAATATCTTGTTGTCGCTATAACCAGAGTCAAACCCCATACCGACTCCTGAATTTTTTTGAGCGGCGGCTTTGTTGCCGCGACCATCATACACATACCTACGTGACGGGGAAGCCGATGTAGATTTGCACCACACGAATACCGAAAATGCCTGTAAGTTTTTTATGTTAGTAGGTGTTGCAGTTCCGCTTACATAGTCGTCAACACCATCAAATACAAGGCTTCCATTATTTGCTGTATTATAAGTCGGACCATTTGTAAGTATACCTGTATTAGAATTTCCACTGTCATCATACCAAATTGTGCCGCTGCCTGGATAACTCCGTGGATTAGCTGCATCCAGACACAACACAAGTCCAGAAGATACTACATTGGGTCCGGCTGTTATGCTCATACTCCGTACCTCAATCGGTTTGCGCTAAACTGTTGTTGGACCTGGGTAATGGTGTGCTCGTCGTTGTATATCAGACACATTCCAATCTTACCAGTAAGAAACTGACCAGGACCCCATACACAACCGAGACATCCCATGTTATACCCACCCCATGCTATACGCGGGGCAAATGTGTAATCAAGGACTCCGTTTACATATATCTTCATTGATCCAGTATTCAATGCCGGGCGTGTATATGCAATATGAACCCAGTTGTTTGTTGCCACTGTTACGCCGGTGCTTGTAACGTAATTCCATTGACCGTCATAATAGTAATATGCTGCTTTACCACTGGAAATTGCAAACGCATTACCAACAGGACCACCATTCCAGTGAGAGAACAATCCACCAAGACTGCCTGCAGTTTTAACCCAGAAATAAACAGTTGAACTTCCATCCCTGAGATTAAAGGTGGGGATGCTGATGTAACCTGTGCTGCCGTTAAGTGCAATTGTGCCGTAATTTTCACTGTCGTAAGTGGCACCAGTTTCCATGTTGCCATTATTGGTGCTTACTAAATCCGTTACCGTGACACCGGTACCAGGGTAACACAATGGACGAGCAATGTCATACGCAAAATATAGATTACTTGAAATTAATCCAGGCAAAGAATTTGCCTTACTGGAATTTATCCATGCTGTTGAGACCCCGTAATTTACGCTCATATGCCGTACCTCCCTCTGAGGGCGTTGAAGTTTTGTGTTACTTCTGCGGCCGATAAAGTACGATTATATATTTTAACACCGGATACTCTGCCCTGGAAAGGGTACCATGAGGAATTATTTCCGTCACCTATAGTAAATGTGCCCGAAGGAGCACCTTGAACACCAGTAAATACACCTGACGCAGTTTGTACACCATTCGTATATATTAGTGACGTCGTGTTTGTTCCGTTATATGCTGTAGAAAAAACTGCCTGATACCAGGTATTGAGTGATAAGTTACTAGCCGTTTGAATCGTTTGCTGAATACCGCTTATATAGTTTGAAAAGAATAAACTACTTCCACCATAAAAACCGAAGTACGGTAACCAATCTCCCATAAACATGTTATACGAACTGACATTTGCGTAACAATACACCCACGCTTCCCATGTAGTATTGTTATATTGTGGCGAAAGTGTAGTAATAACTTTACTTGTACTTCCATCAAATACAATACTCCCCATATTAGAAGAATTATATGTCGGACTATTAGTGAGCGTTCCGGTATAGCCATTTCCAGATATATCCGTCCACACTGTTCCACTTCCTGGATAACTACGTGGGTTGCCGGCGTCCAGGTCAAGAACTAATCCCGAAGTGACGATGGAAGGCCCGGTTGTTATACTCATATCCCATACCTCCCACGAAGGGCGTTGAAGTTTTGAGCGACTTCTGTAGATGATAGTCCGCGATTATAAAATCTTGCACACGAAATCCTGCTTGCTGATGGATACGACACATCATATCGGCCAACACTTATCGCCCCGGTGTACGCTCCAGTCGGTTGATTAGTCATCGTCTGTGAAGTTTCAGCCACACCATTTACATAGATGACTGTAGTGGTGCCATTGAATGTCCCGGTGAAATTATACCATACCCCAGTAGTCGCCACAGTAGTGGCATTAATTGTCGTGTATGCTGATCCGGTGGTACCGATAACTTCCCATCGCATTGTATTAGTTGCTGGCATCCATAAATTTATATAAGCGTCGGCGCCTGTGTTCAGCGTAAAAAAACCTTGCTGACGATTGATCGTGTTGATGTATGCCCATATTTCCATGGTACCACCAGTTAGAGTTGTTGTCAAGCTATTTCCACCGATGTAGTCATCTACCCCATCAAATACCCAGTACCCACTAGAATAAGTCGTACCATTGATCATTGAGGTTGTCAAGTTATTACCACTGATGTCATATACAGTAGTTCCACTACCGGGATACGAGCGAGGATTGGCAGCATCCATGTATAGCGTCAGCCCAGATGTTACAATTGATGGATTGTAGGCTATACTCATATCCCATATCTCCCTCTGAGGGCGTTGAAGTTTTGCAGAACCTGGTCAGCAGTAAGGGCAACATTATAAAATTTAAAAGAGGGAATGTTCCCTATCAACAAAGAGTTAAATGCAGTATTACTACCAAGGACTACCGCATTAGAGGTGCTTGAAATGGCAGGTGTGGCCTTTGATGCCCAAAATGCACCGTTTATGTAAAAATACATAGTGATACTCACTCTTGTAAATGTGATGCAATTCCATTTGCCAGTTGTTTTATAATTTGCACCGGCATAACTACCACCGCTGCCATCCGTACCAAACATAGTTGATCCGCCGAAAGTGTTGAATAGGCAACCAGGATACAGACCCGATCTCCATATACCAAGATCAAATGCGCTGTTGGTAAATGACATTACGTTATGATATATTGTTGAGGTGTCCATTGCCACATTTCCGTAAAACCATACTTCAATGGTGAAATTAGGTATTGACAAATCATAAGAAGCAGAAGCACCAGAAATTGCATAGTCGTCTACGCCATCAAAGACAACGCTTCCTGTGTTGGATGAGTTATATGTCGGGCCGTTAGTCAACGTTCCAATGGTTCCGTTCCCAGATATATCTGTCCATCTGTTAGCAAGGAATGAACTAGAACTTGTGAAAGTGTGAATTGTATATCCGTTGAACGAAGTAACTGTACCACCAGTTGCTTGCTGCGGTCCACGATACCTAATAATCACCACACCTGAACCACCATTCCCCCCTTTCCAACTGTCTGCTGTTGCGCTCCTACTACCACCGCCACCACCGCCAGTATTTGCAGTGCCGGCGTATCCAGGAATTCCTGAACTGTTCCCGCCACTTACATTGCCACCTCCCCCACTGCCACCTATGCCTCCATTAGATGATCCATAATCGCCACCTCCACCACCACCCCCATAATACGTGACAGATCCTGTAATGCTGCAGGCAATGCCCGGACCACCATTACCACCAGATGTTGTCGTGGAATCTCCGCCGACTCCACCTGCCCCGCCGCCACCTCCACCAGCGCCCCTATTCCCGCTTATTCCACGGCCTACACCACCAGAGAAACCTTGCCCTGCAGTGCCAGTGCCACCTGCTACAGTAGATGTCCCTCCGGTGCCGTCATATCCGGCGCCGCCACCACCTGATCCACCATTACCACCAACAGTCGTAGACCAACCTATTCCACCTTGACCACCACCAATGGCAGTTATGGATCCGAACGCACTATTCTGCCCTGCTGTTGCAGTTCCTACTCCTCCCCAATCACCACCGGTGCCGCCATTACCAACTGTTACTGATGCACTTGTTGGCAGAGGATAAGAAGCATAGTATACCACTCCCCCACCGCCACCACCGGCGCCAGCAGCATAAGTTCCGCCTCCTCCTCCTCCAGCGACGACAAGAACCTCTATATCGTTAGGATAACTTCTTTGGTTCGCCGCGTCTAACTCTAATAATAAGCCAGTGGTTACAATACTTGGTCCGGCCGCTATGCTCATATGCCGTACCTCCCTCTGAGGGCGTTGAAGTTTTGAGTCAGTTCAGTGTCAGTGATATATCGGTTATACATCAAAAGTTGACTCAGGTTACCTTGTAAATATCCAGGGCCACCGTAGCCTACATAAAAAGTTGAAGACTGGCCCGATGGAATGGATGTGTTATTTGGTCCGCCTGTACTTATATTACTTAGGTCTCTGTAAATTGTTCTGTCACCATTTGAATTGTTAAATCTGAATGTTGCCAAAGTCCACCCCACATTGCCGAGGTCTCCACCGTAAGTGTAATAATCGTTGGCTCCGCTATTTAAATATAACAGAGAGTTATTACCTTGTGAATAACAAACACTACATGCACTGTTTAGACCACCGATTAGAGTTTGAGATACCTTATCCGTGATGCTTATCCACCCTAAAACAGTCCATACTTGTGTCAGATTTGATTGATTCAGCGGATTAGAAAACGACACATAATCATCAACACCATCAAACACCAGACTACCATTATTACTGCTGCTGTATGCAACACCGTTAGTCAACGTTCCGTGAAATCCATTACCACTAACATCGTATATGGTGGTTCCGCTACCAGGATAACTGCGCGGGTTAGCGGCGTCATAACACAGAACAAGTCCGGAGGTGACGATAGATGGTGAATGACTTAAACTCATATGCCGAATCTTCCTCTGAGGGCGTTGAAGTTTTGTGTGACTTCGTCCGCAGTCAGCACTTTATTGTATACCATTACAAAACTAAATTGACCGTTTGACCACTCTGATATTGCATTATGAGCACCAATACAGATACCATTCGGTCCGGCACTGGCACTCGTATTCGGGCCGGAGGTCAGTGCTCCATTTGTGTATAGTGCTGCCGAATCAGTTGATTGGTTCCATGATGCAGAATATATTCTCCAATTAGTATCTGCTGCGCCGGAGCCTGCCGTCGAGACCCATCCTTCAGCATAATAGTTTTCAGTTGTTCCCGACCAGTGTCCCATTAACCAATTATTAACCTTAGCGGTTATCATTCTGCCTGATACTGTCACGTATCTTGCAGCGCCAAATACCGTATATGTGCTGGTAGCAAGGTTTATGCCCGGAACATCAATGTAATCATTGACACCGTCAGTGACTATTACCCCACCGTTAACACTTGAAAAGGTAGGACCATTTACTAATGTTCCATTGTAACCGCTACCGCTTATATCGTATATAGTTGTTCCACTACCTGGATACGAACGAGGGTTGGCGGCGTCCAGACACAGAACAAGTCCGGAGGTGACAATGGATGGTGAGTGAGATAAAGACATTACATTGGCGGATTAGGATCCGTCCATGCTGGTGTTGCCATGATCACAAGAATTTCGTCTTGCGTCAGATACGGCCCTTTAGTGGTGAGGGTGACGACACATGCAGGGGGTGAGCCGGGCCATTTTACTAGAGTTTGCAGACCGTCAATTGATCGGCGGCATGTCTCCACTGAAGTTTGTTCCACTTGTGTGAAGTCAATTGTGTTTAGTTCAGATACATCAAAGATGACGTAAGTGTATTGATTTAAAGTTAGTTCCATATTTTTTTCCTATATTCCATATCTGCCACGAAGGGCGTTAAAGTTTTGTGCAACTTGACCATCAGTAAGTCCATTACCTTTATACAAGCGTAAATTAGAAATTTTACCATTGAACCAACTTCCATCATTATTGGTGTTTAGGAAATACGTACCCAAATAAAATGTGCCGCCCTGTCCGGAACCAAAGTTGAAAGAAGGGGTTGTTGATTGAATGACACCATTCACGTATATGTATAATGTGGTGTTAATTCTGACTATAGTTACGTTATTCCATGCGCTTACTGTGACAAGTCCAGTGCCAGTTGTTACTGTTCCAGCCCATCCCCAGCCACCAGAACCTGTACCAAAATATATTGCCCCTGATGTAGAAGCTGGTGTCAATACCCAATAAAGGGCGGAACGCGCAATACCAAGGCTCAATATAGTTTGGTTTGCCGCAAGCACATTGGGATAAAACCATATGTCAAATGTGTAGTCACTAGTGCTCATATCAAAATTAGCATTTGATGGTAATTGAGCATTATCATCTATGCCATCAAATACAATACTTCCTAAATTAGTGCTGTTGTATGCCGGACCGTTTATCAGTGAGACTGCATTACCAGTACCAGATATGTCGGTCCACACAGTTCCACTTCCGGAATACGAACGCGGGTTGGCAGCATCCATGCATAGCGTCAACCCAGAGGTTACAACACCGGGATTATAATTTACGCTCATATGCCGTACCTCCCTCTGAGGGCTTCAAAGTTTTGTGCTACTTCAATTGCAGTTAGGGCACGGTTGTATATTCTGACCATGGAGCAATAGCATGATGATATTTCTGTACCAGGGTCACCTAATATATAAAGCGTTCCAGTCCCCGCAAGCAATGTATTATAAGTTCCGGTGCCGATTTGTGCTCCATTGACATACGCATTACAGGTAGTTCCGGCGGCGCCAGCTAAAGTATATAGGAGTTGATACCATGTACCAGTGGTTAAATTGGCAGTAAAATTTAGATCAGGGTATACCTGTACAGTATTTGTTGAAGTACCAAACAAAATCTTTTCAGTTGCCCCGTCGTCAAGCCATGTTTGCCATCCTATTGCAAATGACTTAGAATTAAGCCATACTTCATATGTTCTTCCTGATGGTGGAGATGGGAAGTTAGCAATGCGAAATCCTTGGTCGGCGGTATCATTTGTTTCGAAAACTTTTGCACCGTTATATGTGATCCAATTAGATGCTGTAAGATTAGACATTGTTGCTTGATACCCATTGCCACTTACGTCATACCATATGGTACCGGTGCCGGGATAACTTCTCTGGTTGGCGGCATCCAGACACAGAATAAGTCCTGACGTGACTACTGAGGCATTGTAAGATACACTCATACGCCGTACCTCCCGCGAAGGGCATTGAAGTTTTGCGCGACTTCTGATGCTGTTATGGCTCTATTGTAGAAGGAAACATTAGAGATGTATCCATTTACATTATAACTATTATTAATGCATCCTACCGAAAACTCTAAAGTAGCTGTTCCACCAATACCACCAGTGTTATAGTGTACATCTACCCCATTTTTATATACACTTCTTGATCCATCCGCATTTAAAACAAACCCTAATTGATACCATGTACTAACACTTAATGTATTTCCTATATCGCCGCCAGTATCTGCGCCCGCGTAATAATAAATATTCCCGCCATTTATTATACCTATATAACTATACGCATTAACTTCTTGTGTACCTGTTAATTGATATCCGGATGAATGGGTAAGAGTATTATATTTTACCCAAATAAAATAACTTCGGGCACCCGAAGGTTTAAAATTAGTCGATACTTTAGTACTTGCACCATCGAACGATAAACTACCCATGTTAGATGAGTTATATGTAGGACTATTAACTAATGTCCCATTATTCCCGTTATTACTAATATCCGTCCACACTGTTCCGCTACCTGGATACGAACGCGGGTTGGCGGCATCCAAACACAGAACAAGACCAGATGTTACAACACCGGGATTGTATGAGACACTCATGGTGCCTCCTAAGCGTATGTGGCGTTA